GCTAAAGTGGTACGAAGGTTAGTGATAGCAACAGTCATTATCCCACCATCGAATTAGGGCTCAGTGCGTGTGCGATCAATCCTCGCACCTTAGCGAGCAGCTGCGCTGACATTCGATAAGGGCTTGGCTGGAAATCGACAAGATTACTGCCCGAAAGGGTAGCGGTAGATGCTTGCCAGATTTCAACAGATATCATTAAACTTGCTTGAATTACTGCTGCATCGGTAGTCCAGTCAACATTTGTTGTACCTGCTACCTGACCAAGTGGGGCCACTGCATGCTTTACCGTTGCAGTTGGACTACCAGTTACAGCAAATGTTATTGAATCTTCACCAACTCCTGTGAGTGTCTTTGTTCCGTTGAATGGCGAACCATTATGGGTGATCACTACTGACTGTCCTACATAAAACACGTCTTGGATATATGTGTCAAAGTACAAAGTGCCTTCAGTAGTGGTGTTGCTATGTTGTGAATTAAATTGGTAGTTATTCCAGAGCATCGGCAGAAGAACTGCATCGGATGCATCACAAACAGATTGAAGGGTCGCGTCTGGATACAACGTACCCACTCCAAGAGTGCTTCTCAATGAAGCAACGGTTGTGATTGACATTTCAATCCTTTCTAAAGACTCTAGGGAGTCAGAGGGCTACTGACCCCCTAGAGCGACTTAGTTTCTAACTGATTAAGTTAGGTTGAAGCGGCGAACGCCCTTACCTGACTTGCCAACATATAATGCCAAGTATCCGTAAAGTGCGATCTGGATCTGACCTGTGCCAAGAAGATTGACACGAAGTTCAGTAGTTGGTGATTCCCATGTATAAACAGAACCTGGTGCTACAAGGAACATTGAATCATCAATGACTCCTGCAGTTGTAATATTGTGATCCACAATGAGATCTGTACCAAGTACGTTTCCAACATTTGAACCTTGTGAAACTGCACCTGAATTGTTTTGAGGATTGCCTGCTGAGTACAGAGGACGCTTGTTGTCATCTGTGAAACCGATTAGTGCAGCCCAGACATCAGTTGATGCCACTAGCTTGTTGGCAAACTCGCCGCCAGTACCCTTGTATGCTGCTGCTGATTCAGTTGCAATGAATGACTGAAGTCCTGCTGCTGTTGCTGCTGTAGTTGCAGCGGCTGTTCCTGATGATGCAAATGCTGAAAGAAGTGCTGTATCTGTTGCCTTCTCGTATGCCTTGCGAAGTTCTGCCATCAAAAGCTCCATAAATGCAGGAGATGATCGGTCGATGAGCTCAAAACTGACTTCATTCATTCCACTGTACTTCTGAATCGACACTGTGTCGTATGCACTTGTCATGCCTGTTTCTGAAGTTGCTGCTGCTTCGTTAACTGCTGCAACTGTTGGAGCAGTGTTAGCAGATGAAACGTTGGTATAAAGACGAGGAATAGTAAATGACATTCCTGTGATTCCAGCAAGTGATCCGCGAGTCACGGCATTGAATGCTGGACGGCCTGAGAATGTATCTGTTAAAAATGTGTTTAGATGTGGTGCAAGTGTAAGACCAGTGTTTGTTGATGTTGAATCGTCTGCTGCGCGAACTACGCGGCGAGCTTCGTCATCTCCCATTGCTGCCTTGATATTTGCCTCTAGGTACTGCGCTGATGTGATTGGTGCTACGCGCTCACGCACGAATGTAGTCGCAGTAACAACAGGACGAGCAGCTTCAACCGCTGCTGCCTCTACTGGTGCTGCAACTGTCTCTGGAGTATTCTCCACAGCTGTCTCGCTTTCTGTTGGTTGGATTTCTTCTACTGCTTCTGGAGTTTCCTCAGCAGCTACATCGATAACTTGAGCCGACTTAAATGCTGGCTCTGTTACCAAACTTACTTCTAGCAACTTGGCAGCAGATACAAACATCACATTGCCCTTCTGCTTTGATTTAATTACTTCTACTCCTACAGATAGGCCAGACTGCAAGCCTTCTTCTGCAAGGATTAGAGCTTCTGATCCACGATTGGATCGTGACACTTTGAATGATGCATAAATGCCATCTTCTTGCTCGGTGAATTGTGTTGCCTTACCGAGAGGTTGGCGAGCATCGTGTTGGTTGAGTAATTTGACAGTCTTAGGATCTTCTGGAAGTGCGATTGCGCCCTTCTCGAATACAACCTTGCCGGCTGAAGTGTTGCCCACTTCGCCTGTACCTGCTGGAACAATTTTGCCTGAGATTAAGCGTTCTTCTACATTGGCAATTAGTCCAGAGGTGAAAGTGATTACCTGATTTTCCATTAGGCGAGTCCTTCGCTTCCGTTTGGTGTTAAGTTTTCCATTTCCATGGCTTGTTCTACAGTGATAAGACCTAGAGTAAGCATCTTCTCAATTACTAGCAGTCTTTCCATTGGCTCTACTGCTAGGAATGAAGAATCTACATCGAATCTGACAGCATTACCGCGAGCAGTGATGTCATCCATTGAAAGACGATCTTCAATAGCACAGACATAAGGAGCCAGAGTGAGAGAGTAAAATGATTTTCTTTCATCAAGCAAATTAGAATAAGTCATGCTCTGATTGGCTTCTGCTGATACTAGGTAAGCAGGTACGTTGCACAAGCGAGCAATTTCAGTTGATAAGAATTGTTGTGCTTCGTCATACATCATGTCTTTAGGTGAGAATGAAGAAGGAAGCCATTCAAGAGTGCTAGTCAAATATGCCGTTGACCTGTTATTTCTAGCATTTTTCCAAGCAGCTAATAATCCAGATACTTCTTTAGGATCAAGATCTGCGCCGTTGTTTTTTAATACACCACTTGGCATTGGAGTGCTGGCTGCAATAACTGCTGCCTTGCGAAGATCAACGGCTGCTCTAATTGTTTCAGATCCGCGCTCTAAAATACCTTCATCAAATGCTTGGAATGTGATAATAGATCCAAGTCCGGACATTGGTACAGCTGCGGCATCGATATAGTATTGGGTAATGTCCATGCCATAAAGGTCTGTGGTAAATGTAACCTTGACATTAGGAATCCACTTAAAGCGAGATGGTCGGCCATCTTCTGCATAAACTTCTGTAACCTGCCAATAAGCAACGCCATACATCATAAGTGAATCAACAGTCCATGCCATAGTTATTGATCGAGGTTGATTAATTGCCGGTTGATCTACCCAAACTGGATTACCTAATTCTTCACCTGTTGACTTGCGATAAAGATTAAGAGGCAGACCGCCAATAACACCGGAGATTAAATTGCGGCATCGAGCTACAGACGGAACAGACATTGCTTCGTTGCGTTGAACACGAGGTAGGACATAATTCAAAATTGAATTGATGTTTTCGCCCATAATAGTAGGGGCATATTGCGCGAGCAACGATGGCTTATCTACATTAGTGATTGCTTCTGTTTTGCGAAATAGACCCATAGACAGAAATTGTAGCATTTGTCAAGTAAATAGACAACACGCCACGAAGTGTCTAGGTATAAATCTGAGGCTTAGGCTGAGGGATCATTAACTTAGATACGACCATGGCAAGGCCAATAGGTGCTGAGATGTCACCAGCTGACTTGCGCTTAATGATGCGCCAAGCCGAATCGTTGACCTTAGCGGCACAGTTATTCATCTGCTGGATCAGTTCTGCCTGTCCATTGTGAACAACCCGATGATTGACCAAGCCTTCTAATAAGTCTCCACAGGCTTTATAGAACTGCTGGCCTGAGACATCCTCGACTATAACTCCAGAATTGCCTAAGCGATCTGCAATAGTCTGTGTGGCGTACTTGTCAAAGCAGACAAGGCGAGGCCGATATATGTCACACCATGCCTTTATACTAGCTGCCATCTTTAACTCATCCACAGCAACTTGTGAGCTGTAAGTCTCTAGGATTCCAATACCAATCCGGCCATCTGGTAATAATTGTCCGGCTACCAGCGATCCGTTACGCCTTGAAGGGCTAACATCAAAGCCGAATACTGTATAAGCACCAACTGACATCTCTAAGGTGCTATCGCTAGTTTCTTCCAGCACTCCATGAGGCCAAGG